TTACTTCTCTATAACTTCAAATTCCAATTTGCTAGGATTTGCATATACTTTATCTACTAGATTGTCCTGTCCGATTAGCTGAATCATTTTTGCAATTAGTTCTCCTTCGGAACCTTTATCCTTGCAATAAACTCTAACAGATGTTGTTTTGCATCCTAAAAATTTAGACAATATATCTTTATCTGTTTTGTCCAAAGAATGCCCAAACACATAAATTGTGCTTTCATAACTAAAATTTTTATATAAGTATTCAACCTCTTCAAAAATCGTATATATTCCTGCTCCGGTCCTTTTTCTGATTCTCTGAACAAATTTTTTAAAAATAGAGAAGTTTGTATGTATATCTTTACGCTCATCTTTCAAATATTCATCAATTCCAAGTACCATATTATTATCTTCCATCGTTTTTCCAGCATTGCACTCGCCATGAACATGAAAAACTTTCGGCTTTTCTTCATTTATACTATATGTTCTCTCATAAGTATTCGTATAATTAAAATTCATCACATAATCCGGCTGGATTCGAGTGATTATGTCCATCTTATCACAAGGGATTTTCTCAACAAACACCGAAAGATATATCTCTAATGCTCTAGTCAATTTTTCTAGGTCATTAAAACATCTTTCGCGCATTTCTCTACCCGACAAAGTCGACTGTTGCCCTGGGAAAATTATAGTAAAAAATTTGTTGTTTTTTCCAAGCAAATCCTCAACTTCATTTTTTACAAAATCGCTTCTCTTATATTTTTTCTCAAGCCTATCAATTTTTCCATCTACATATTCAATTACATCGCTAATTTCACTTTCAAAATCTATCCAATTATCCCCCTTCATTTTCTCTTCAATTTTCCGGAAGTATTCATACCAAATATTTTCTTCGATACAGTCATTTAATTCTTGAATCATCGGCATAATTTCTTTTTCTAAAACACTTGTGTCATCTAATGCACTTTCAATTATCGCTTTGATCTCGCTATGTATATTCCATTTTGTTATTACGTCTCTCTTGATAACATCATTATGCTCTATATTTTTTAACAAATCGCTAGGAACTACATTACAAAACTGCATAAAGTCTTTATATGCTGTCGGCAAGCCATGTGCTAAATCAAAACCATTACCTATAATCAATATCTTTGTTTCGCGTTCAGCCATATTATTACACCTTCTTTTTTTGATTTTAGAATACATTTTTCTATGCTTTATTGCAACTCTAAAATTTCAAATCCATAGACAATAAAAAGACCCCGATCCCGAAGGATACCGGAGTACGTTCAATACATTTTTATGCCCTTATAATTCATTTGACGTTTTTCATGTAAATTATTCTTTCCGTCCGCTCAGAATCTGTCTAGTACCGTATATCAAATCACAAATATTGTCAAAATGGATTCTCTCGGACTTGAACCGAGGACCGTCCGGTTATGAGCCGGATGCTCTGACCAACTGAGCTAAGAATCCAGATGCCCCACCATGCCATTGATGGGACTTTATCTGTATTTTACATTTTACCTATGTAAAATTGCAAGTATACTTATCATTTCTTCGTCAGCACAGCCACATTCCCCTTACTGGTAACACTATACCCGATAGCCTCTGCCACATCCCGAATTTTAATGTAATTAGTACCATCCTTCAAAATTCGTTCCACTGTATGCTCCTTGCCATTGATAATCATTTTGCATTTTTCTACCACTTCATCATCCCCCATTTCGTATTGAAATACATCCTCGACCAACAGCCAATGCGTGAATTTATTGCACCGCAGGGGGACTTCTCGCACGCCGTAAGCCGATCCATCCGCCGCCACATAATACGGATGCCCATTCTTCATGCCGGTATAAACCCCGATGTGCCCCTGCATCCAGACCAACGCCCCGATGGGTGCTTTTTCGATGGTGGAAATGGGGTTGATTTTGGTTGCCCTTGCCTTCCACTGGCCCGAACCGAGCGTCACGCCGCACGCCCACGAAATCAGACCACTGCAATCCACGCAGACCTTGCCGATTTTATCCCTATCGCTCAGCCAGACCATTTTCCCGTAGGTATTTTTCAGAAATTTATAGTTCTGCTCCGTCATAACCTTGCCCTTCATGCCGTAAACATACGGCGTGCCGATTTTGGAGCGGCAGAAGGCTACCAATTCTTTTCCTGTCATTTTTTTCGCCATGTAATCAACCCCTCACAATTTCCTTGACCGCCTTGTTCTCCTTCAGCATTTTTCGCATTTCTTCCAGTGCCTCATCCACCCACAGAGCGAAGGTATCGAAGGATACCGCCATAGCCAATGCAGGGAACCGCTGGATAAAGAGGTCATAGGTCTGCCGCAGCTTCAGCTGCCCTGTGCCGCTCCCCAGCTCCGCCTCTGCCTGCGTGACCGCCCACAGCAGCCATTCCTTTACCCTTTCTCTCTGCTCGGATGTTGGCATTTTCAGAAAACGCCCGATGCACACACCGACCATCCCTGCAACCGCCATCAACGCAACCACCAAATACCAATTTTCCATTAAAAACATCATTCTTTCTCCCTTCCTTCCGCTCGCCGCTTCCTGCGTTCCTCCGCTCTGCGTTCTGCCTGCTCCACGCCCTTATCGTACAGCTTCATCAGACCGCAGATGCCCAATTCCGTACCGAACAGCACCAGTGCGGACGATACGATAGACGAAATGTCAACGCAGAAGCACGCCAAGATAATACCCACAACAACAACGCACACACAAAACGATAGGGACAAAACCACAATCGTTGTCATGGTATCGTTATTGATTTTAAAACGAATCCGTCTGCGTTTTTTCATCATAAACCGCCGCCATTCAGCAGGAACCCCAAAACAGCACCGACAACCACTGCAATCCCCTTGTCTACCAGTCCATCCCAACGCCTTGCCGGCTTAGAGACCAGCTGCTTCACATCATCCTTGATTTCCCCGACATCCGTTTTGATATGCTCCTGCTCGTTTTGCAGGACCGAAAACGCCTTTGTCAATCCGTCAAGGTTGTCCTGCCGTTTCTCCATGCGGTCAATCCTCTTGTGTGCTGATTTCGTGCTGTCCAGTGCCTCCTGCACCATTTTTTCAATGTTTTCCATTATTCTTCCCTCCTCCCTTCAGCCTCTGCAATTTCTAAAATATGCTTAAAACACCTGTTTTGCAGTCTGAATACACTTGCCCTACATCTAAACATTCTATTCTGTATTCCGGTTATACTGATTTTTTCCTGAAACCGCAGTCTCAAAAATGTTTCCTCGTCTGCGTCCAATCCTGACACAATAGAATCAATTCCAAGTGCCAAATGCATCCGCTTCTCCGCTTCCTTCGCTAATGAATCCGTCCGCTCCTGCATTTCCTGCAACAGGACTTCTTTCTGTAATGGGCTGATGTCATTTTCCTTCAGCTCATCTATTGATTTTTCCATCCTTTTTATTTCATTTCTCAAGACTTCAAGCACCTGCGCCGTTTCTCCCCATCTACGCAAATCTGCCTTCAGTTCTGTGACTTCCGATGTACAGCTTTTTTTGATATGTACTTCCTTCAAATGGATTGGCGTATTATGCACCACTTCGTGTAAACTCTGTATCATAGTCCACCTCCTGTTATTTCATTTCAGGTAGTGCAACCGTCCTCAACTCTCTATGCGTATATCCCGATGCCTTCAGCTGCCCATGTGTATATCTCTGCAAGTCCTTCATTATGTTATACTTAAACACAATCTCGAAATCCAAATGGGCAGGCTTGATTTCTTTAATCGTGTTTCGCAAATCCTCGATGTTCGGCGGAATACCAATGATAGAAGCCATCATCACAACGAATTTATGCTGCGCATTCTGCTCAATCACATTAACCCCACCATTTACATACGCCTCTGATGTATTTTTAATCATGGCTACCGTCGTTGTGCCTGCCCCGCGGATTTTGGCACGCACAACACTCCGCCGAACCTCATAGCCTTTGCTCTCGTCATTCTCTATCCCGTACATCTGCTCCCAGAAATCCAGACCCCATGTGGCTGTACTCAAAAATAACTGCTTTTCAAAATCCTCTGTGTCCTCCTGTGCCTTTCCCCACATTTTTTCCAAAGCCTCCAGAAGCTCAAGCGTTGATCTGCTTTTCGTGTAATCATTCGGAAGATATTCTATCAGCTTCATCCGGCAACCACCCCTCCGATTGTGATACTCCCAAGCACCTGTATCTGCTTTTCACTGATGGGTATATTCTTCTGCGCACCATCGAGCAGAAAGCTTTTCACCGCTACTACGCCGGGAATGTCATAGAACATGGAAAGGCACTTGTAATAGTCCACATTAGAAAGCACAAACACACTATTTTTGATGTAGTTTGAAAGCAAGCTCTGATACTCCTTCTTTACAGCCTCTAAAGTTGTAGATGCCGAAATCTGAATAGCTGCTTCAATGTTTATCACGACTTCCTGCGGCGCATATACACTGACAGTCGCACCAATAGGACGTTCCCCTTCAATATGCGCTGCCGCTGCGTTGATAACATCTTCGCCCGGAGACCTGCCCGCCGAGGTAATCAGCATAACCCCTACCGTCCCCGGGCCATTGTCCAGCGGAAACACCTTCGCATTTCCAACACCTTCAATCTCCAACGCCCATTGCAAGTAGTGATACGCATTTCCGCTCGTAGCCGGCGTTCTGAGCCGCAGCAGCATGCGGTCAATCAATTCCTCGTCCGTTTCCGCTTCCGCTCCGCCGATAAAAGCCGCTCCATTCGTAACGCCTGTAACATCTCTAATCGCTACCGGAAGCGTATTGATATATCCGGTCAGAATATTATATTTATCCCCAATATCTTCCGCCTCCACCGGAACACTCACTGTTCCGCTTGCGCCGATGCTTCCAACCTCTGTTGTCACAAACATCAGTCCTGCACTCGTTGCGCAGAGCGTCCCTACCGGAATTTCAACGCCTGCTTCTCCCGTAAATGTAACGGTTCCCTTTGCTTTCTTCCCATTCTTTCTGGTAATGCCGTACTCCTCGGCAAAACGGTCACAATATTCTCCGGTGCAGTCCTTCTTGAAAAACACCCCAACCGCTCTGCTTAATGCCGCCCAGACCTCCTCCCCCTTCATCGCACTGGTGGAAATGATGTCATTTACAAACGAACCTTCTCTCTTGTCCGTTTGCGTAATCTCCTGCAGCATTTCCTCTTTCAATGCTTCATAGAGTCTGTCTTCATACATCTGCACTCACCTCCATTTCACCATAAACCGTCTCAAGCTTCGCATATATCATCAGTTTTCCGGTTGCAAATGTTACCTCCACGCCGGATATATTCTTAATGTACGGGTTTATGGTCAACGCTTCTTTGATATAGCGAACGCACTCTGCCTTCGCCAGATTTGGCGTATAATTCTGCCCAATCAATTCCTCTATTTCACATCCATAGTCCCAGCTGTAAATTTCGTATCGGAATCTCTCCGTTTTCAGCGTTTTATATATCCAGGTTTTAATTGCTTCGTTTCCGGTCACTATTTTAAAATCCCCTTTTTCCACAACAGGGATATTGTTCTTAAAATCCCAAGCAACCTCACGATACAGCGGAAGCTCCTCTTCTGTTTCTGTAGTAACCGTATCCCCGAAAAACGGGAAAAGGCTTGTACTCATATCAAACCGCCTCCTTAAATAACCTTGCACAGCAGTATATACTGCTGCCCATCGCCGCTTTTCAGCAACACTACCTGCTCGCCTGCTTTCAATCCGTCCTGCGTGGTAAATGTCCCTCCGGAAATCCCGATGCTGCTGATACCATCGCCCCTCGTTGTTGATCCTGTTGCACCTGCCGTCCCCATGGACATACGGCGGCTGTAGCCGGCAAGCAAAGCCTGATTCACCTTCATGTTTTCCTGCTCAATCTGCAAGTCTCCGATTTTTACAATCAGCGGGTTCGGCTGCACAACCGTTCCAATAAAAAAAGGCGCATCGCCGTCAACATGTGCCTCCTTTCTGATTATCTCCAGAAAGTTTCCGTATGGATTATCTTCATTTGTCATTCTGTCCACTCTCCTTTTCATCCATCAGATTCTGAAAATTCAGCGTCAGTTTGTTTGTGTAAATGCCATTCTTCCATGTGTGACTGTCGGCATCAATGAAAAAAACACCGGAAAGACCGGTATATGGCTCTTTTACCACAACCTTCCTTCCGGTGATATATTGACTGTCCCCGAAATTGGAGACATTTATTTTCCTTTCTACGCCGCTCAGCTGCTTTTTTGCTTTTTCCGTATAATCTTCGTCATCTTTTGAAATTCTGAGAATTTCGGTCATGAAGCCATATAGCTTTATATCCTTATCCTCCTTGAATTCCTTTATCAATTTATCCTCTTTGTTGTATACACGAACTCGGTTCACCATGCTTTCAAGGCTTTCGCTGACACTGGAGGTCAAAAGATTCACGCCGTTCTCCAGAGAGGTACATTCCTTTTTTCCTTTCTCCAGAACATAAATCAATTCGCCCTCAAAAATGACGTAATATTTTTTATCCTTTGCACCGCCCAGCGTGTATGCCGTCATGATAATATCATATAGGCTGACACCGTTGAATACTCGGCTAATCGGCTTTGCGCCGAAGGACAGCGAACC